ATGAGCATGCGAAAGATTAGAAAAGCCTTAGCGCTGACATATTTTTATATATATAATCGCATAGCTCCTGCTTTTTTAAAGCTAGACGATAAGGGCTTTAAGGTGATCGTGCAATTCAACGATGAGGTAAGCCAAAGCCGTGAAGCATACGCCAAATTTAAAGCAGGTTTTAGCGATAGCGTGAGCGTAGGATTTAAAAATTACGAGCTAAAAGAGTGCGAGCCGATAGATGGTATCGAGCATTTTGAGATAAAAAACGGCGTAATAAATGAGCTTAGTGCGGTGTGGCAAGGAGCTGATCCAAATGCGAAAGTGGCAAATTTTGCAAAAGAGCAAGAAAAACCAAAAGCACAAGAGCAAGAAATACAAAAAGCAGATGAAAAAATAGAGCTTAAAGTTGAGAAAAAGGACGAAACAAGAGAAATCATCGAGCTAGCCGAAATTTTAGGCAAGCAAAATGAAGCGCTCGAGGCGATAAAAAACAAGATGAGCTTTAGCGAGTTTAGCAGCAAGATAAAAGAACAACAACAAAAAACCAACGACATAAAGGAGTTTAATATTATGAAAAGAGAGAACACGCAAGAATTCAGCCTAGCAAACATAATCAAAAATGCAGGCAACGCCAGCACGGCAGATTTAGGCTTTGAAGTAGAAAACTACTTTAACAAGAGCAATGGTCGCTTTGTTTTGCCGCCTGACTTTGGTGCGAGATTTAACGATAGCATCACAACAACGACACAAGGCGCAGGCGCGATCGCGACTGAATTTAGGGATGATTTGCTCATTGAAGAAGTAAAAAAAGAAAGCCCACTTTTGAGCGAGTGTAGCTGGCTTGATGGGCTAAGCCAAAGAGTGGAGATACCACGCAATAACTCAAACATTACCGCTGATTTTGTAGAAGAAGGACAAAGCAGGGATAGTGAAAACCTATCATTTGACAAGATTATTCTTGAGCCTCATACGTTACTCGCAACTATCAGGATCACAAGAACGATGATGAATATGTCAGCTTTTGGACTTGAAAGTTTTGCCTATAAAGCAATGAAATTTGCAATACGTAAAAAACTTGAAGAAGTGATCCTTTACGGCAAAGGCGTAATTAAAGGCATTTTTGAGATAAGCGGAGTACCAAGTATCGCAGGGTATATGACTGCTCCAACATTAGAAAAAACTTTAAGTTTTGGCGACACGCTAGAAAATAACAACGGCAATATTGCAAACGCTAAATTTGCGCTAAAAAATAGCGATGTAAGCAAGCTAAAAGCAACAGCGCGCGGCGTGTCAAATGAAAAGATGCTAATCGAGGAGCTAGGAAACCTACAAGGCTATCCATACTTTACGACACAGCTTATTAAAAGCGGTGATGTAGTATTTGGCGATTTTAAAGACATCTTTATCGGCTCATTTAAGGGTATTGAGCTACTTACTCACAATGAAAGAGGCGGCGATATTATCCTAGAGCTATATTTAGACGTAGATGCCAAACTTGCACGTGAAAAATCATTTGTAATTTCAAAGACAAGCGCATAAAAATGTCAAATTTCACTAAGTCTATGCATTTTTTAATGAGGCTTGAATTTAGTAGTCCAAGCCTTGCACTGCATAAGAACGAAACCGAAAACGGCTTGACATTTTTTGGAATTTATGAGTGTGCCCATCCTGATTTTAAGGGATGGGAGCTTGTAAAACAAGTGTTAAAGGGCAAAAGCTTAAAAGAAGCTGGCGTTATACTTTATAACAACAGCGATCTTGTGGCTTTGGTCTATGAGTTTTATAAAAGAGAGTTTTGGGATAAGATGCGGCTTGATGAGGTAGAAAGTGATTTAAAAGCTAGCGAGGTATTTATTTTTGGTGTAAATGTGGATACTAAGCCAGCCGTTAGAGTTTTGCAAAGGCTTTTAAATGTGACAGTTGATGGAGTTATGGGCGCTCAAACATTAAAGGCGCTAAACGCATACGATGAGGATAAATTTAACACCGATTTTGATAGTTGCGAGATCGCATACTATACAAATTTAGTCAGCCAAAAACCAAAATTTAAAGTTTATGCTAATGGCTGGAAAAATAGGGCTTTAGCAGTCTAAATTTAATAAAAAGGATAAAAAATGAAGTATAAAATTCTTTACGACACGAGAATATCGACAGAAAACTATAAAAATGGCGATGAGATAGAATTCGCAGATGGCACTGACGAGATTTTTATAAAAAGGCTCATTGATATTAAATGTATCGAGCCAGTCGCAGGCAGCGAGAAGCCAAAAGAGACTAAAAATCAAAGAGGCACAAACGTAAAAGAGCAGGAAAAGGCAGCAAAAAAACAAGCCAAAGAGCAGAAAAAACAAGGCAAAAAACAAGCAGATGAAAGCGATGATGGCTTGGGAGTTGATCTAGACGACATCGAGGGCTAAAATGCTTAATATGCAGATGGTAAAAAGAGACGTAAAGAGCCTTTTTGCAAAGACAAACGCCACTTTAACAAAAGATGATATAGTGTTAAATTGCCACTTTAACAAATACACTAAAGTGATCTTTGATGATGGCGCAGTTGCAACGCAAACAACGGCGCTAATTAGTGATGACGACGGCATAAAGCTAAGAGTAAAAGATGAGGTAATGATAAATGAGCAAGGCTATATCATTACCAAAATCGAGCTTGAAAACCAAGTCACAAAACGGCTATATCTAAAAGAGGCGTAAAAATGCAAAGAGAAACAATCATTAACGATCTTTTCACCCTGCTTAAGCCACTTTGCGAAAATGTGGAGCTTTTTTTAACCCCAGCTTTTGAGCGCAAAGACCTACCCATAATAATCATAAAAGACACCGACGACACTATCGAAAACGATGCCTTTGTCAGCATCTCGCACGCTCTAAGCGTTGAGGTGCGAATGATAACTGCGAAATACAACGCATCAAACGATATAATAAAAGCCGTTTTGAATGCGCTAAAAGGGTATAAAAGCAAATTTCTAAAGATAGAGCAAACAAGTCTAAATCGTGAGAGTTTTGAGCTATACGATGACGAGTATATCCTAAGCACGATCACACTAAAAATTTATTATAAAAGTGAGCTTTGGGAAGCATGAGAGAGCTATTTTTAGGCAAAATATGCGAAGTTAAAAACGAGCTTGTAAGGGTTGATTATTTAGACACCATAACACCTTTTATACCTTACTTGCAATTTGCAAATTCATACAAAAGGAGCTTTGCACCGCCACGAGTTGAGGAACAAGTGATGCTAGTCGATTTTGGTGGAGCAAAGATCGCTATAGGTAGCTTTTTAAATGCAAGTTTTAGCACTCCAAACGGCGCAAGCACGACAAAAGAAGTGAGCCAATACGAGGATGGCACGATAATAAGCTACGACACATCAAGCTCAACGCTTGAAATCACAAATCCAAAAGTGATAAATATAGTGGTGCAAAACGACATAAACGTAACTTGCAAAAACGCAAATTTAACCGCGCAAAAAACCACTATAAAAAGTCCTAGTGTGCAAATTTTAGGCAACACAAACATACAAGGCGCGATCACCACATCAGGAGACGGCGGCGGAAGTGGCGAGTTTAGTATCAATGGAAATTTAAGAATAAAAGGCAATCTAATCACAACTGGCAGCATAACCGACGCAAGGGGCGATCTAACTGGTCACAGCCACAACGACACCGATGGCGGCAAATCACTACCTAGATGATTTTTTGAGCCTTCTAAAATCAGAAGGGCGAACTACATCTTTATCGATCCAAAGCCCTTTTTTAAGCGACTGCGCGTTTTGCTGAAAGGCAACATAATCTTTAGAAAATTTATCATACGCCCACGCATAGCCATCGATAACCATTTGAGCGTTTATGTCTTGATCGCCACTATATAAAACAGCCAAAGTGCGCCCATATTTGTCTTTACCTTTTGCATTGATATTCAATGATTTATTTGAAATTAGATCGATTAGGTGGCGTTTAGATGCTTTGCCAAATGGCTGCTTTAGCTCTGGCGCATCAATGCCATAAAGACGAATTTTGATCTTTTCTTTTTGGCTCGTTAATGCGGTGATAGTGTCGCCATCATAAATTTTAATTATTTTTATTTGGTCGGCGAATAAAATAGATATAAAAAGCAAAAACATATAAACAAATTTCATTTAACCCCCTTGTAAATTTTTGTCTATGCCATTTTATACAATCAAAGCAAAAAAAGGGCAAAAATGCATCAAATCGAAGTAGAGGAAAATTTAAGGCGTATTTTTATTACGAACAAATATACAAAGACCTTACGCCCTCTTTTTGGACTTGATAGGCATATAGACAAAAGCGCCGATCTTTATAATCTGCTGGCGCTAAAAGAGGATATAACCGAGCAGATCAAAAAGCATGAGCCACGCATTCAAACTGACAGCATAAGCTTTGAGGACGATAACGGCTCGATCATCTGCGAAATATCATACACACAAGACAAAGAAGCTAAATTTTTAAGGCTAAATATATGAAAGTGCCAAATTTTATAAAGCCACTAGATATTGACAAAGAGCGAGAAGCTATCATAAGCGAGTTTAAAACAAAGAGCGGAAAACTAGACTATATCCCACTAATAGGGGATGATTATATGACGCTTATTGATATATTTTTGTTTAAACTTAACAACTTTATCGAGCTTACAAACGTCAAAATTTCTCAAAATTACCTACTTTTTAGCAAAGGTGAGTATCTCGATGAGCTTGTAAAACTAATCGGCATAAAGCGAAATGAAGAGATAAAGCCGATCGCAAAGATCGAAATAAAAGTAAATAGCTCAACATTTTTAAGTAAAGGTACTAAATTTACAGATACCAAAGGGCATTTTGCATATCTGCTAAAAGATATATACGTAAGTGACATGGCGATAGTTGAGATCGAAGCGGCAGACTATTTTAAAGAGCCTTACGAAACCACAACGCTTGAAATACCAAACATCTATATAACCGAGATAAACATAAAAGAGCCTTTTAGTGGCTTCAAGGCACGTGAGAGTGATGACGAGCTGAGGGATAGGTTTTTGTTAGCACTTCATCGCTTTAGCACTGCAGGCAGTGAAAAAGCTTATCTTTTTCACGTCTTAAGCGTCGAGGGCATAAGCAAAGCAAGTGTATATCAGCTAAGTGCTGGCGTCGTGCAAGTAGTCTATTTATCCAAATTTGAGCCACAAATCGCTAAAGAAAAGATCAAAGAGGCGCTAAAAGACAAAATCCCACTAACCGATGATGTACGCATAAAAGAGGCAAATAAAATCAATCTTGATCTAGTTATCGAGATCGCGCCAAAACAAAATTTTATGTTTAATGAAATTTTGGCAAATGCAGACCTAAGAATAAAAGAGTTTTTTAGCACGCTAAAGATCAACGAGACGCCGCATATCTCGCAGATCATTGAAGTGGCTTTTGATGAAAATACCGCATCCGTTGAGGTAAAAACGCCAATCCCAGCAGCTGACCGAGATAGTATCATTATTTTAAATTCACTTCAAATAAACAAGGCTAATCATGCTTGATTTAAGAGCTTATAACGATGTGCTTTTTAGGGTTGATGAAGTCTTTGCGCCAAAAATGGATGAGTATTTAGCCTTTGATGAGCGATTTTTTTATAACCAAACCAACATAAATAGAGCGTATTTAGCTCATCAATTTGATACCGAGCCTAAAAGCCTAAGTATAGAGGAGACAAAAGAGCTACTAAAAGCACCGCTAAAAACCTACTTTTTTGAGGGGACAAGCGATAGTTTAGAAACTGGGTTAAAGGCATATTATAGCTGTGCAAGCACAAAGCAGTGGAGCGAATACGGCGGAGAGCCTTATCATTTTAAGCTTATTTTGGACGCAAGCAAAGGGTTAAGCAAAGAGCAAGTAGCAAAGACCGATAAGCTAATCAAAACATATAAAAACGTGCGTAGCGTCTATGATGGAGCAAGTATAAAAGCGACTGCTAGCATAAATTTAAAGGCTTACTCTTACACATTTAGCGGTGAAAATATAAGCGTAGATCCTTACGTAGTATCAAACATAAACGAACACGCACATTTTAAATTTGGCGCAGCTACGCAGATAAACGAGATCATAAGCATACCAATCGATGCAATAAGAGTTTTTACAAGATAAAGGACGGATAAATGAAGCAATACACACTTTTAACATCTAGTGGCATAAACAAACTTTTAAAAACCGCTAGCGACGGATCAAAAATAGCACTAAAAGAGATCGTAGTAAGTGACTATGATGGAGAACTAAGCGAGCAGACCACATCAATACCAAATGAAAAATATAGGGGTGCAATAAACGCCGTAACGATAGACGAGAGTGATAGCAATATTCTTGATGTTGACGCGATAATTCCGCCTGAAGTTGGCGGATTTTATATAAAAACGGCTGGCATATACTGTGATGATGGCTCACTCTTTGCAGTGGCAAGATTAGCAGATACTTACAAGCCGCTTTTAAACGAGGGGTCAAGCAAAGATATAACGCTAAATTTTAAACTCCAAATAGCAAATGCAAATGACAGCATCGTGCTCAAAGTCGATAATAACGTAGTGCTCGCCACAAGAAAGTGGAGTGACGCCACATTTATGAAAAAGACTGACAAGATCGATGCATACACCAAACGCGAAAGTGATGATAAATTTGCTCTAAAAACCGAGCTAACAGACGGCTTGCCAATAGGTGCATATCTAAGCTACCCAAGCCAAAAAACTATCCCTGCTGGCTTTTTGATTGCAGATGGTAGAAGTCTCAAAAAAGCAGAATACACCGAGCTTTTTGACGTGATAGGATACACATACGGCGGCAGTGGCGATAATTTTAACTTGCCAAATTTCGCCGATGGTAAGTTTATGCGTAGTGTTGGCGGTAATGCGGCAGCACTTGGCACAGCTCAACAAGACGCATTTCAAGGGCATTTTCATAATTGGAAAGACAATCCATCACTGGTGGGATGGGCATACACTGTAACTGGGAAT